CCATGAAAACTACACTTCAGAGGGTCAAGCCAGCCGTCAACATCGTGACCCGTAACGGCCTGCCTGCCCTGAATGTGAAGGTATACCGGCTAGACAAGTGGCCGAATGCCGCCTACCTGACCGCAAACTTCTACGGCCTCGAGCAGGCCGAGGCCGAGGGGATGCTCGCGCAGTTGTGGGACATTGCCGTGGAGGGCTTCTGGCAGGACGCCCCACGTCTCGCGCGTGCCGACCTTGGCAACGCCGTAACGGTATCATCTGACGGCCGCTCCGGCGGCTGGCTGGTAGTTGATGGCCTGGGAGATGTGGCCGAGTGGACGCTCGGCGATCGTGTGCGGTGGACCCAATTCGAGCAGTCCGTCCGTGGGACCATTGCCGAGCGCAGCTCCCTCGAGTGGGCCATGCCCCACCTGCACGACATTCTCGACAACATAAGGTCAACTACAAGCACGGAGCGCATTCGTGACGCCGCGCCCGAGCTGCTAGAGGCGTTGCGGGAAGCAAAGGTAGAGTCACGCGTCAACGCCCGCCTTATCGCGGCTGCACCGGAACTGTTGGAGGCTTGCCGTAATCTTCTAAGGAGTCTCGACGCCGGCACGTTTCGGCCGATAGTTCAAGATGACCCCGAGCATGGGGGAGATGGCGGTTGGGAAATCTCGACCTCATGCGGGAACTGGTCGCCAAAGCTGAAGGCCAGGTGAACCGTAATACAATTCCACCCGCTAGGGAGGGGTTTACTACCCCATGACCTCAGACTCGAACGGAGTTGGCGCGCTGGTCCTGCTGCTGGTCTGGGCATTCCTGCGGCGCGCGGGACCCACGAAACGGCCGTAGCTTGGAACCGTCCTCAACCATCTTGCACATTGCAAGGGTGTCTACCCGGTAGGGGTGGGGGCCAGAGGCACCCCCCACCCCCGGGGGGATCGGCGGTCTACATGTACCCGGGTTTTCCTCAAACGAGTGCAACGCTGTCATTGCCGGGTGGTTTTTGGGGGTATGGTGGGGTGGTGTGAGGAGAGTTGCGGCTTCACTTGCACATTGCATAGATTCAGCAGGACCGTTAGGGGTGTGTGGTGTATCAGGGACGGGGAGGTGGGATATGGACGGGAGCAAGCCGATACCGCGGCGGCAACAGGGGCTGCGGCGGGGGCTGCGGCGGGAGATAGGGGAGGTGGTGGGAGGGGGGGAGTTGGGGCCTGGGGGGCGGATGCCGAATGCGTGGAAGGATTTCTGTCGGCGCTGTTTGGAGGACCCGAAGGTGCAGTTGCAGATCTTGGCTCGGGCCCGGCAGGGGGAGCCGGCCATCATCAAGTTATTGGCGGATTCCAGTGAGGGGGCGCCGGACCAGCGGATCACGGTAGCGGATGCGACCGGGGCCCTGGATCGGCTGTTGGCCAGGCTGGCGCCGTCGGCGTCGGTCCTGACGACGACGGGCGTGTTCCCACCGACGATCACGACGACGGCGGGGGGGAATGGGTATCCCCGTGCGGAGTGAGTTCTGCTGGGGGGGGTCCTGATGACAGGTGCCGACGGGGGCCAGTGAGCCGGGGGAAGCGGAGGCCGCGGGGGGCGGCGGAGCTGTTGGGGCTCACCGGGGGGCTCCTGGTGGCGGATGCGCCGCTGCCGGTCCCGCCGGAGGACTGGACCGACTCGCTGGCGTCCTGGCTGGCGGTGCAGCCGGTCGCGACGATTGAGCGCCATCTTTCTCACCTGGCCTCGACCGAGCGGGACTGGCTGGCCCGGGACTGGCGGTTCCTGGGTCGGCGGAACCAGCAGGTGCCGGCCGGGGACTGGACCATCTGGTTGCTGATTGGGGGGCGGGGCAGCGGGAAAACCCGCACCGGGGCGGAGGCCACCAAACAGGAGGTCCGGGCGGGGCGGGCGGGGCGGGGGGCTCTGGTGGGGCCCACGGCGGCGGACGTGCGGGACGTGATGGTGGAGGGGGAGAGCGGCATTCTCGCGACGGCGGACCCCTGGTTCCGGCCGACCTACGAGCCCTCCAAGCGGCGGCTCACCTGGCCCAACGGGGCGCTGGCCACGGTCTACTCGGCCGACGAGCCCGACCGTTTGCGGGGTCCCCAGCACGACTGGTTCTGGGCCGACGAGATCGCCGCCTGGCGCTACCCGATGGCGTGGGACCAGTTGATGCTGGGTCTCCGCATCGGCCAGCGTCCCCGCGGGGTCGCCACCACCACCCCGAAGCCGGTCAAGCTGGTGCGCGACCTCCTGCAACACCCGGGCGTCGTGGTGACCCGCTCCACCACCTACGATAACCGAGCGAATCTCGCCGAGGCGTTCCTCGAGCAGGTCGTGACCAAGTACGAGGGCACCCGGCTGGGACGGCAGGAACTCCTGGGGGAGGTGCTGGAAGATGTGCCCGGCGCCCTCTGGACCTGGGCGCTGCTCGAACGCACCCGGCTCGCGGCCCCCGTCCCCCCGCTCCGCCGGGTGGTGGTGGCGGTGGACCCCGCCGTCACCAGCGGGGAGGACGCCGACGAGACCGGCGTGGTCGTCGTCGGGCTCGGGGAGGACGGAGTGGGCTACGTCTTGGATGACCGCTCGGGCCGGATGCCCGCGATCGACTGGGCCACCCGCGCCATCACCGCCTACCACGAGCACGGGGCCGATCGGGTGGTCGCGGAGGTCAACAACGGCGGCGATCTGGTGGAAAACCAGCTGCGGATCGTGGACCCCACGGTGAGCTACCGCGCGGTGCACGCCAGCCGAGGCAAGCGGAAGCGGGCCGAACCCATCGCCGCCCTCTACGAGCAGGGGAAGATCCGCCACGCCTCGGTGTTCCAGACCCTCGAGGACCAGATGGTGACCTTCGTGCCCGATCCCGATGCCTCGCCCCGGGCCAGCGACTCCCCCGACCGAGTGGATGCGCTGGTCTGGGGCCTGACCGACCTGATGCTCAAACCCCCCGCCCTGCTCATCGCATGAGCCTCTGGTCGCGGGTGCGGGGCCTGCTGCGGGCGACCCCCGGGGGCGAGGGAGGGTGGAATATCGTCGCCGGCAACCAGCCCACCGAGTTCCAGCGCACCGGGGCCGAGGTCCGCCGGAGCGGCTGGGAACGGAACGGCGTCGTCCAGGGCTGCGCCCGCGCCATCGTCGATGTGGTGGCCGCCGTGGATCTCGAGGTCACCCGCCCCCTCAGTGACGGCACCATGAAGGTGATCCCCGGCCACCCCGCCGCCGTCCTGCTCAATACCGAGCCCCGCCTCGGCGTCACCGGCCACACGCTCCGGGCCCAAACCGCGCTCTATTACCTGCTCTACGGCAATGCCTTCTGGGTCCTCGAGCGGCATCCCGACCGCCGCATCCGCGCCATCCGCCTGATCCACCCCGAACGCATCACCTACGCCTACCTGAACCAGGCCGACCAGATCGTCCGCTACGACTGGCGCGATGTCCAGGGCCAGACCCACGAAACCGCGGCCGACGACATGCTGCACCTCCGCGACCTCGCGGCCGCCCCCGACGCCCTGTTCGGCTTCCCCCGCGCGGCGGCGGTCCTGACCGACATGGCGATCGACGCCGAGGCCAGCGCCTACGTCCGGCAGGTGGTGACCAACCACGGCTACGCCGCCGCCGTCGTCACCGCCAAGGGCTACACCAACAAGGAGGAACTGCTCCGCGCCGAGGAGTCGTTCAACCAGCGCCTCGCCGGCAGCGGACGCCGGGGCCGGTCCATCTTCGTCAACGGCGAGGACGTGACCTACACCCCCATCGGCTTCAACCTCACCCAACTGGAGTTCCCCGACCTCCGGGCCATCGCCCGAGAAGATATTTGTGTCGTGCCCGGTACTCTGGTCCATACCGATCAGGGGCTTCGCCCTATCGAAGCCGTGAAGGTTGGGGATCGCGTTCTCACGCACCGGGGCCGGTTCCGGCCGGTGCGCGAGACCATGACGCACCCGCACACGGGCGAGATCCGGCGGCTCCGCGCCAAGGGCCTCGATGCGGTGCGGTGTACCCCGAATCATCCCTGGCTCGCCGACTACGCGAAGCCGGTGGGCCAGCAGAACCGTACCGCGCGCACGGTCCCCGCCGAGTGGCTGCCCGCGGAGGCGCTCATCCCCCGCGCCACGGGTGCCACCGGCTACTACCGGCGCGGCGGCTCGCATCGCTTGACCATGCCCCATCTCGGCACCGACACGGGGCAGATTGATCTTACGCGGATCTATGCCGGCGTCCTCCAAGTGGACGGGCCCCGCATCCGCCCCGACAATCCCCGCGGGACGTGGGTCCCGCGCCATGTCGGTCTCACCCATGAGTTCGGTTGGCTGCTTGGCCTCTATCTCGCCGAGGGGGCGGTCGGTCATAATTGTGCGGTCTGGAATCTCGCGCAGACGGAGGACGCCCTCGCGGAGCGTGCCGTCGGCGCCCTCGCGATCCTTGGCGTCACGGCCACCCGCCGGACCACGGCACCCACCCAGACCGTGACCGCACATTCCCAGATCCTCCGGGCCGTGTTCGCCTCGTGCGGCGCGTCGTCGGTAACCAAGGCGATTCCCGACTGGGCGATGACGGGCCCCACCGCGTTCCGCCGGGGACTCCTCGAGGGCTACGTCGCTGGCGACGGGAGCCGCGACGGTCCCCGGGTGCGGATCAGCACCGTGAGTACGTCCCTGGCCGCGCAGATCCGCCTCCTGGTCTGGACGCACCGTTTGCATGGGGCGGCCAGCGTCGGCACCCGCACCACCTGGTCCATCGAGGGCCGGACCGGGGTCGCCCATGCTGCAACGAGCGTGGCGTGGGTCGAGCATCGCGTTCGGGCAGGCACGGGCTACGCCGAAGATGGCTACAGCGCATTCCCCTTGGCCGAGAACACTGTCGAGTCCTACGACGGCCCGGTGCATAACCTCGCGGTTGAGGAGGACGAGTCCTACGTCACGATCGGTGGGACGGTTCACAACTGTACCGCATTCGCGGTCGACCCGCGCATCGTCGGGGTCGGCAGCGCCTCGGCCAATAGCGGGGGGTTCAGCGGACTCCAGTTCGAGGAGGCGCGGTTCCGCCTCATCCAGCAGGCCGTCCTCCCCATCATGAAAGCGTTCGAGGCCGAACTCAATCGCTGGTTCATGCCCGAGTTCGGCACCGGGGTAATCCGGTTCCGGCCCGATGCGCTCGCCGAGTTGACCGAGAACGAGCAGCAGACCTCGACCCGCGTGATCGCCGAGGTGCTCGCCGGCATCCGCACCGTCGAGGAGGCCCGCGAGAGTGTCGGCCTCACCGCCGCGATCGCCCTCGACCACTACTTCGGGGGCGGAAACAAGACGCTGGTGAGCGTCGCCCTGGCCCAGGGAGCCCTGGACCCGGTGGAGAAGGCCCGGGCGATGCAGGAGGTTCTGCCCAACGTCCCGCTCCCCGGCGACCAGGGCCCCGCCCCCACCCCTCGGGACCAGACCACCCCGCTCACCCCCGGCGCCACCCCGCCGGCCCGGCGGCTCCCGGCCGGTCCCCACCTGCTGCCTCCGTCGGTTCACCGGATCGCCCTCCTGAGCGAGCCCGAGCGCACCGCCTACTGGCGCGCCTTCGATGTCCGGGCCCAGAACGAGGAACCCACGTTCCGCAAGAAACTGGAGGACCTGTTCGGCGCCACCTGGCTGCAGCTGGCCGCGCTGTTCGGGGGCCTCGCCGCCAGCCGGGTGTTCGATGTCGCGGCCGAGGCCCTGCTGCGGGAACAGGTGCGGCTGCTCTACGCCGCCGACGGCGCCCTGGCCGCCGCCTGGGCCGAGGCCCTCCGGGGTCCCCTCCGCGACGCGGTGATGAGCGGGGCCCACCAGGCGATCACCCAGGGTCCGCCCGGCGCCGCCAGTCTGCCGGTCGCGCAACTGATCGCCGGCGCCCGGCACCGGGCGGCGGAACTCAGCACCCACATCCTCGAGACCACCTACGAACAGATCCGGGGCCTGCTGTTCGCCGCCCAGACCCAGGGAATGACCATCCGCGAGACGGCGGGACTCATCCGCGAGACCGTGTTCGGGCCCGCCCTCGATGCCCGGGCCGCGAACATCGCCCGGAGCGAGATCGCCGGGGCGATCAACCAGGGCAGCTATCTCGCCGCCGTGCAGGGGCGGGCGGTGCAGGCGAAGATGTGGGTGAGCCAACGCGACGACCGGGTGCGGCCCAGCCATGTGCATACCGAGGCGCAGGGCTGGATTCCCGTCGAGAAAGCCTTCGCCAACGGGTTGCAGTATCCGGGCGACCCGATGGGCGGCCCGGAGGAAGTGATCAACTGTCGTTGTACCCTCGCGTTTAGCGATGACTCCCTCGGCGGCCAGCACGCCGCCTGACGAGGACCGACCATGCCGCCCACCCTGATCCACCGCGCCTTCACGCCCGAACTACGCGAGACCGATCTCCCCGCGGGTGTTATCGGCCAGGTGGCCGGGATCGCCGTCGTCTACGAGGTGGTGGATGACTACGGCACCATGTTCGCCCGCGGCTCGCTCGACCGCACCACCCGCGAACGGGTCGCCGCCGGGAAGGTGAAACTGTTCTGGGACCACGGCGACGCCCATACGGACGGCTTCTATGACTCCGATCTCCACATTGGCACCGTCCGCAGTCTGACCGATGTGCGGATGGCCGACGGCCAGTGGGGCGCCTATATGGTGGCCGACCTGCTGGACACGCCCAAGGCCCGCGAGGTGCAGCGATACCTGAAGAGCGTGCTCGCCTCCGGCGGCGATACCGGCCTCTCCGTGGGCGGACTGGTCAAGGGGATTCGGAGCGAGACCGTGCGGGTGAACGGGCACTCCGTCGAACGCTTCACCGAGTTCGCCCTCCGCGAGATCAGCGTCACCAGTATGCAGGCCGTGCCTGACAGCCATGTGCTCGCGGTCCGCGCCGACCCCTCGACCGAGACGGAGAGCGAGCCCGACCCCCTGGCCGACGCCGCCCGGCGGCTCACCGACCTGCTCGCCACCGCCCCGGACGCCACGCGAAGCGAGCTGGCCACCGTGCTCGCGCTGGTGCAGGCGGCGCAGCAGGAGGAGGCGGCGGCCGAGAGTGAGACCGAGACCGACCAGACCATGATGAGCGCCCCGCCGCGGAATCTCCGCACGGCGAAGGAAGCGGCCCTGGACCTGCTGCTGACCGACCTGGGACCGACGATGGTTCGTGCGCGGCTGGAGGCCACCGGCCTCTGGGACGCGCTGCCTGGCAACGCCACGACCGAGGATAGCAGCGCCGCGGGGCCCACCCCCGCGGCGAGCGACGCTGAGGCGGAGGATAGCCGCACCGCACCCGCGGTGATGTTCTCCACGATGGAGGACCGCCAACTGGCCCTCCGCCACTCCTACAGGATGTGACCATGCCACTCATGCCCAAGAATCGCGAGGCGAACGAACTCCGCGCCAGGGCCGATGCCCTGCGCGCCAAGCTCGGTGACGCCGACATCCAACTGACCCCCGACGAGGTGGCCCAGCACGTCGAGGGAATCAAAGCCTACGAAGTCCGCGCCGCCGCGATGGCCGAGTTCACGCCCGAGGCCGAGATCGAGCGGCAGGGCGGCGACGAGGTGCTCCGCCAGGCCGCCCCCGACAGCGACGACGGGGACACCCAGCGCGTCGTCAGCAAGTATCAGCAGTGGTCGAAGGATACGGTGCGCGCCTTCGGCGGGCGGGTCGAAGCCTACATCCGCGCCGTGACCCATCGCCCCTCCTACGAGGGGATGACCCCCGAGCAGCGCCAGGTGGTGCAGCGCGGCAAGCGACTCTCGCTCGCGACCTTCGGGCGGGAGGACCTGGAACTCCGGGGAGCCATCATCGGCACCGCCAGCGATGCCAGTGGCGGAGAGTACCTGCTCCCGTTGCAGCAGGACCCCAGCATCTTCCAGGTGGAGAACATGCAGATCGGTATGCTGCAGCGGGCCACCCGTTACCCGGTGACCGGCCGCACGCTCCGCATCCCCTACGTCATCCAGACTGACGGCGCCAACACCCGGCCGATGGCCGGCATCGCGGCCGTCGCCATCGTGGGGGAGGGCGCGGCCAAGGGCGAGCGGGAGCCCAAGTTCCTGCAGCGGCTCCTCACGGTCTACAAGTGGGGTGCCTACAGCAAGATCGGTGACGAGATCCTGGCCGATGACCTGACCGGCGATCTGGCACCCACCGTGACCCGGCTGGTCGGCGGGCAGGTGATGAACGAGATGAACGACTACTTCACCGTGGTCGGGTCCGGCACGAGCCAGCCGCTCGGGGCCCTCCATGCCAACAACAACGCCCTGCTGGTCGTCAACCGCGAGACCTCGCAGGCGGTCACGTCGGGCGACGTGTTCAAGATCTGGTCGCGGCACACCCACGGGGCGGGGTCGTACTGGTCCTGCTCGCGCCGCGTGATCGAGAAGCTGTTCGGCATGACGCTCGGCAGCAACACGCTGGTCACCTTCATCCAGAACCTCAACGGGGCCCCCCAGTTCTCACTCCTGGGCTACCCCGTGGTCATCAGCGACCTGCAGCCCACGTTGGGAGTCCAGGGGGATCTGGCCCTTATCAACCCGGCGTTCTACGCCGTGGCCGTGCGGACGCAACTCACCGTGGAGTCGTCCATCCACGTCGAGTTCATCAACGACATGACCACCTACCGCTTCTTCGCCCGCGGCGGGGGTGTCCCGATTCCAGATGAGACCTACGCCTACAAGGCGTCGGGTGGCAACAAGATCGACGAGCACAGCCCGTTCACCGTGCTGGGAGACGACATCACCAGCTAACCGCACAACCCGCAGGACCCGGCCGGACCCGCGCCCCATTGGGCGGGCCCGGTCTGGGCCCCGCTGGAGCGTTCCCCCCCCCATGCCATTGTCACCCCCTCCGCTCCCGTGATCGTTCAGGCGCTGCGGCGCCACCGGGCGCTGGGCGAGGCCCGCGCGATCGGGGCCATGTTTCATGTGGACCCCGCCACCGCGAAACACCTGGCCGGGGTCGGCTTGGCCCGCCTCGTCGCCGGCAACGAGGAATGGCACGCGCCCTACGGGCGCGACCTCCGCACCGAACCGCTCACCGATCGCCCTTGGCCCGCCGTCGTGGCCTGCCTCAACATCTGGAACGACCGGCCCGCGTTGGAGCGGACCCTCCCGCTCTGGGTCTCGCGGGTCGATGCCCTGGTCGTGGCCGATGGGTCCTACCGGGGCGTCAGTCCGGCGGGGCCGAGTACGGACGGATTGGCCGCGTACCTGTCCACCCTGGCCCTGCCGTGCCGCTGGGTCACCCGCCCCGGTCCCTGGCCGGACCAGAACACCAAACGCTCGGCCCTCCTCCAGGCGGCGACCGCGTGGCATCCCACCGGCCTCCTGCTTATCGTGGATGCCGACGAGTTCCTCGCGGCCGAGGGTGACCTCCACCACCTGCCCGAGTGTGACGTGGGCTGGGTGACCGTCACCAGTCCGATGTACCAGCGCCCCTATGGCCAGCCCCGGCTGTTCCGCGCCCGGGACACCCTGACCTATCGGGGTCGCCACCACTGGCTGTACACCGGGACCCGGCTGCTGGCCACCCACCAATACGGGGGCCCGGGGTTCGAGCACCGGCTGACCGGCCTGTTCCTCCGGAACGAGCGGGGGCTGATGCAGGATGCCGCCCGCTGGCGCCTCAAGAGTCGGGGGCAGGTCGTCCAGGTCGCCGCCGAGGCACCGGCGACCACCGGGGCCACGGCCTCGGACGCCCGCGCCGGAGCGCGGGCGCCCCTTCGGCTGACCCAGACCACCACCTACGATCCGGGGTTGGTGGCTTTCCGGTTGCATACGGCGATCAACAGCACGACCCCCCACGCCAGCGTCTTTCTGCGGCGGGGCGATGACAACCCCTTCGCCGCCCCCCGCCAACTGGATGCCGACCAGGAACCGGATGTCACCCGCCGGTTCCTCCGCGACGCAGACGTGGTACACTGTCATCTCGATACGACGGTCCTGGACAGTTTCGGGGTCACCCCGAAGGCCCTGGTGCTCCATCATCACGGGACGATGCTCCGGCAGCGGGCGGCGGACTTCGCCGCCGATCCGCGCCCCTGTCTCCGGCTGGTGAGCAACCTCGAACTCCTGAGCTACGGGTCGGACCTCCACTGGCTGCCCAACCCGGTGAACGTGGCCCGGCTCCGGCGACTGCGCGCGCAGAATCAACATTCCCCCACGACGTTCCGTGTGGCCCACAGCCCCAGCAAGCGCCACCTCAAGGGGACCGAGGTCTTTCTGGCGGTCTGCGCGACGTTGCAGCAGGGCGGGGTCGCCGTCGAGCCGGTCCTGATCGAGGGGAAGGCGCACAGCGAGGCGTTGCGGATGAAGGCGTCCTGCGATGCCTGCTTCGACTCCTTCTGGCTGGGTATCCAGTGCAGCGGGCTGGAGGCCGCCGCGATGGGCCTCCCTGTGGTGGCCGGTGATGGGGCGGTGGCCGACCACTACCGCGATCTCTTGGGGCAGGTGCCGTACACCTACGCCAACGACGCGGCGGCGCTGGCCCAGGCGCTCGAGCGGCTCGCGACCGATCCGGACTGGTGTCACGGCGAGGCCGAGCGGGTGGCCGCCTACGTCCTCGACTGGCACGACGACGCGGCGGTCACCCTCCGCTACCTGGACTTGCTCGATACGGCGATCGGGTGGCGGGCGCGGCTCACGAGGCAGGTCCCCGCGCGATGATGGACGACCCCCTCACCGGGCTCCGGACCCGCCACCTGGCGCGGGTCTGCCGCCGGGACCAGACGGCGATCTCGCTCGCTGCCGCGCGATCCCTCTGGGGGTTGCTGACCACCTGGGCACCCCGCGCTGTGCTGGAGCTGGGGAGTGGATTCAGCTCCAGCGTGATCCGCCTCTGGCAGCAGGGCCAGGGCCCCCGCCGCCCGGTCACGGTCTACACGACCGACGACAACTGGCGCTGGCTGGGCGAGACGCTCTACGAACTGGAACAGGAACACCTGGACACCAGCCATGTCCTGCACCAGGACGTGTTCGCCCGGATTGTCCCCCGCCAGTTTGATGTGCTCTTTCTCGATCTCGCGGATACGGGCACCCGGCTGGCCCTGGCTCCGACTCTCCCGCGCTGGCTGAAGTCGCAGGGACTCCTCATCCTCGACGACTGGCACATGGAGCACTACCGGGAACCCATGACCGCCGCGCTGGTGGATCACGGCCTGACGGTCACCCCGATCCCCGCGTCCGAGGACGAGTACGGGCGCTACCTGGCGACCGCCACGCGGGCGGGACTCCACACGCTCTTGCACAATGGCTAAATTGGAACAGACCCGGTGCCTGGAGGTTGCTGGTGACTGATCTTGCCACCCCCGACGATCTTGCGCTACTGCTCGGCCTCTCCGAGGTGGAGGCGGAGGGGTCCGCCGACCTGCTCCAGATGCTTCTGGATCAGGCCGAGGCACTGTTCGAGGCCGAGACCAACCGGAGTGCCGCCCCCTTCCAGGCCGCGGTGAGTGGCCGGGTGGAGGTGCAGGAAAGCCAGCCCAGTTGCCGGCTCTGGCTGGACTACCCGGTCGCCGAGGTGAGCGAGATCACGCTGGGCCTCGACCCCCTCGCCCTGGACGCCGAGACCTTGGACCCCGCCGACCCGCTGGTGATCCACAGCCAGGTGGGTCGGCGGGAGCTGGTGCGCGTGGACGGGGGCACCTGGGAATCGGCGGCCTACAGCCCGAGTTGGATCTGGGTGACCTATGATAGCCAGGCGGACCTGCCCGCCGATGCCACCGCGGCGGTGCTCCGGTTGGCGGCCGCGCAGTACCGGACGCTCGGGGCCGAAGGCGTCCAGAGCGAGACGCTGGACAACTACAGCGTGACGTTCGCCACCCAGGCCGCGCTCGCGAGTGCCGTGCCCGAGTGGGGCGCGGCGGTGGCGCGGCACCGGCGGTTCGCCTTCGTCTGACCCCCGCGCCGGGGATCAACACGGGAGTCAGCGGGTGACATTGACGGCGGCCCAGATCGGGGTGACGCGGAGCCTCGACCGAGGCCGGTCCTATGGACTCATCGGGGTGGCCGTCTTTCTGCCGGGGGAGGAGGTCCGCTGTCCCCGGCACCGCTCCCAGCCAGACGGGGGGCCGGGCGCCCTGTGCGCCGCCTATCTGTTCACCTTGGGGCCCGAGAGTTCGGCCTCTGTCCGGGTCTACGAGGTCGAGCGATTCCGGGAGCGGCGGAATGTGGCGCGGGGGAACTACCGCTGCCATCGGTGCGAGGGTCGCATCGAGGTCGAGCACTACGTCGGGCGAGCGCCCCCGGTTCCTGACTAGGCGTTCTTCATGAGGTCAGCCCCCAGCGGCTTGCCTCCTCATGCGGCCCCCGCGGCCCCCACAGGTTCCTGTTTCCCAGGAGCGGTCCGATGGCCCTCACTTCCAGTATCGCCGGTTCCATCACGGCGAAGCAAACCGTCACGGCCGATGCCGGCACCAAGAGCTTCCCCGCCGCGTTCTCCACGAGTGTTTCCCTCACCAGCGGCACTGGGGCAGGGGCCGCCGATCTTATCTGGAGCGATACCCGGACGCTCGGGGCCTCGGGCACCGAGGACCACGACCTGGCCGGTGGGGTGACCGATGCCTTTGGGACGGCGATCACTTTCGCCACGGTGAAGGCGATCTACGTTAGCGCGGCGGCGGCCAACACGAACAATGTCGTCGTCGGGAACGGCAGCAACCCGTTCCTCGGTCCCTTCGGTGCGGGCACCCATACCATCGCTGTCAAGCCCGGCTACGTCATGCTCCTTGGGGGTGGCGGGGCGGGCTACACCGTCACGGCGGGGACCGGCGACATCCTCACGGTCACCAACAGCGCCGGTGGGACCGGCGTGGACTACAGCATCATGGTCATCGGCACCAGCGCCTAACATCCCTTCGCGGACGACCCACTCGCGGCCCCCAGCGGCCCCTCTGATGGTCTGACTCTGAGGTTCCTATGACGCTCACCACCACGATCGCGGGGTCCATCACCGCGAAACAGGTTGTCGCCTTGGACGCGGGCTCGGCCAGCTTCCCCGCCGCGTTCACCAGCTCGCTTGCGCTCACGAATGGAACCGGCGCCAGCCAGGCCGATCTCCTGTGGAGCGACACCCGGACGCTGACGGCCTCCGCGACCGAGAACCTGGACCTCGCGGGCTCGCTCACCGACGCCTTCGCCGCCGTGCTCACTTTCGTCAAGGTGAAGGCGATCTACGTCAGCGCGGCGGCGGCCAACACGAACAATGTCGTCGTCGGGAACGGCAGCAACCCGTTCCTCGGTATCTTCACGGCCGGGACGGACAGTGTGACGCTCAAGCCGGGCTACTTCGTCCTGTGGGGCGGCGTGGGCGCGGGGTATACCGTGACCGCCGCCACCGGCGATATTCTCAAGGTCGCCAACAGTGCGGGCGGAACCAGCGTGACCTACAGTATCATGGTTGTCGGGACGAGCGCCTGATGGTCTGGCGCGCGCCTCGGGGCGCGACGTAGGGCGTGGGCCGCCTCCTCGGGCCCCAGCGGCTCCGGGCGATCGCCCGGATCTGGGAGGCGAACATGGACGCCTCCGCGGCCCTGCTGCCCCAGCGGCAGGTCGCCGACGGCGCCACCACGGAGATCATGTATCCCGACCCCACCGACCCGGCCGTCGTCCGGGTGCGGTGCCGCCTCCGGCCGGATCGCGGGCCGGAGGAGGCGGTGGTGGCGGAAACCCCGCGGGGACGGTACTGGTTCCTGCTGCACCTCCCGGTCGAGACTCGGTTGGTGCCGAGTGACCGGGTGTGGGTGACCGGAGTGGACGCGAAAGGGAACAGTTATGCCCGACTGCTCGAGGTGGTGGGCCCCTCCGGTCCGACGACCTGGCAGGCGGTGCGGCCGGTCCAGTGCTTCGAGCTGGCCCCGGATATCCCCAGTGAGACCGGCTTCTAGGTGGCGCAACTCGGTTTCACGGTCACGACCGGCGTGCTGGAGGCGCTCCAACGGTATCAGGCGCGCAAACTGGCCGGGGTCACGGCTATTATGCGGGAGACCGAACAGCGGGTCTACGAGAATACCCAGGCGGTGCCGGGGTGGCTCCGAACTGGGCATATGCGGGCGAACCTGATCCGACAGAGCGACGTGGCGGAACTGCAGTATTTCTATCGGGTTTTTTGGCGAGCCAGTGAGTTTGTGGGGCAGGTGAACCCCTGGGGCGAGCTTATCACGGAGTTCTACCCCTACACGATCACCGTGCCGGCGGGCTCGAAGTATGAGGGGCTGCTGGTGCGGCAGAACGCGGAGGAACAGCCGGTGCTGATGAAGAAGCTGCGGCACCTGTTCCGGGGGGTCGCGTGACCCTGACAGCGATCAGTGAGTTGCGGGTCGCCCTCGCGACGATCCTCGCCGACGATCCGGGGCTCGACGCCCTGCTCTCGGGCCGGAAGGTGTACCTGTTCCAGGCCCCGGTGGGGGTCGCGCTGAACTATGTGGTGGTCGGCCAACCGATCGTCGATACCACCGATCCCTACTACGGGCAGGGGGCGCGGCGCCACCGCCGCCGACTGACGGCGTGGGCCCGGACCGCCTGGACCGCCGAGGACATCTACGCCCGGATGGTGGTGATCCTGGATGGGGTGCTTCTCAGTCTGGATGGGGGGCACACGATGCAACGGTCCTCGCTGAGTTACCTGGCGGGGCCGATCGAGGACGAGGACCGGAAGGCGTGGGGAGTGACCGCCGACTGGCTCGTCAAGACGAGGGAGGGCTAGAATGGATCGCGCCCAGTTGCGGGTCCTGGTGGCCCAAGCCGAGGCGCTGCACGAGCAGGCCGCCGCGCTCGGGATGCAAGCGGAAACGCTTCAGCGCACAGTGCAGGCGCTCCTCCGGACCGACCCGCCGAGTGTGGCCGACGTGCCCCCGGTGGCGCCGTCGCCGCCCCAGCATTTCAACGTTCCACCTGGTCACTAAAGGGGCGGGTGTAGGATCAAGTTAGGTGATGTAAGATATTGGATCTGATTCCTGGTGGACTTGTGTTCCAGCGCCCCTCGCGGGCCGTCCTGTTCCCTCTGGCAAGGAGTTAGGCAATGGCATTCGGCACTGTCCCGCAGGGCATTGATGTGGTGCTCAAGGTCGGGACCAGCAGCGCGGACACCCTCGTCGGCGGCCTCAACGTCTGGCAGTATCAGGGCCAGCGGCAGACGACCGAGCGGGACTACTACGACGACTACCCGTCGTTGACCACCGTGGGGCCCGCCTCCCGCACGATTACCCTCTCCGGCGATTACGCTGTCAATGACGACGGACAGGCGATCCTGAAGGCCGCGTTCGATGCGGGGAGCGAGATTTTCTTCTCGACCGCCCCGGACGGCACCAACGGCGAGGCCATTCAGGTCCGTGTCAGTCAGTATCAGGTCGGCGGCCCGAATCCACAGGGCCCCCCGAGCCTCAGCGTCACGCTGAACCAGGCGGACGATCCGACGGACATCAGCGGCGGCCTGTAAGTCATGCCCCCGTCTCTCCGCGTTCCAGCGGGCGCTCCGGCGCCCGCGCTCTCCGCGTCCGCCCTGGCCGATGTGGAGGAGTTGTTCCCGCCGCGGGTTCCCCGCCGGCAGGAGTTCAGGGTGCCGGACCTCGGCAAGACCATTCTGATCGAGGCCCTGACACCGAAGGACTACGAGGAAGTCAACCACGCCGCCGTGAGTTACGACGGCGGTATGCCCCAGTTGGACAATCGCCTCTGGAATGCACGACTGATCGCCCGGGCGCTCCGCCGCCCGGGCGGGCAGCGGGCCTGGAAGGACGAGCAGGGCTGGCGGGCGCTCGCCGTGCGGCTCGCCGAGTCGTGGACCATCTCCGACGTGCAGCTCACGGCGGAGGCGGTGGCTGACCTGAGCGGGATCAGCAAGAAGGCCCGGGAGGCGATGGAGGAGGCGCTGGGAAAAGACTCGAGCGAGACGGCGACCGATTTGTCATCCACATGATCGCGGAGGAGTACCACCGGACGCCGAGCGAAATGGTGGCCGGGTTCGCGAGCATGGAGGAGTTCGTGGAGGTGCTGGTCTTTCGCCGACTGCGGCACGCGCAGCGTGAGCAGGAACAGAAGCGGCAGGA